CGACTCAGGTAGGACTCGAACCTACGACCGACTGCTTAGAAGGCAGTTGCTCTATTCCACTGAGCTACTGACCCTCAAGACCTACTGCATCCAGTCCTTGATTTGTTGCGCTGTCAACTCTGCTTGAGAGAGTTCTCCGTCTTCCAAATGTGCGTGTAGTTGGTCAACCATAATCGAAAGTGTGTATTCAAAATAGTCCTGATCAGAATCAAAATCTTGATCCCAGTCCATTTGTTTGACCTCCAAAGCAACCAACTCAGTAATTATATATGTGAGTTGCTCAGGTTGTCAAGCATCGTGATAGTCCTTCCTATAATAACGTCCGAGAATATTACTGTTGTAGTAATAATCCTCGGACAGTACGTTGTTTAGAAATAGTTGACGGGTTTCTTCATAGTTTGTTCTGCCTTTGGTACGGTGTAGAGAGAGTATCTCTCTTCTGAAGGCATCATTCCCCAGCGATTTACGTTCTTCATTAAGTAGATCAGAGCTCCCGTAGTATTTTTTCCAGTCGCTCTCACTTTTAACTCTCCTAGACTTACCTCTAGGCTTTCGGAAGGACCAGAAATACTTCCTTCCGATGTACTGTTTACCAGATTGTAGGTTTGTAATCCTATAGACAAAACCGAAATAGTCGTCAATGTCCTCAGATAAAAAAGGGTGTCCTTCAAAAATCCAGGGGTTTTCATAATCAATCGGGGTCTCCGTCGTCATCATTACACAGTACGTATCCCAAGGTGCGCTCGGGGTTCTTCTGTGTGTATTTATCTTTATCAGAGAAAACCTCTGACTCAATTTCATTAACTAGGGTCTTGAGTTCCCTGACCATCATTTTCAGTTTGTCTCTATCCATTAAGTTTCCCCTGTAGTGCTGCCCAGTCAGCATCAAACTTGGCGAGACCATCACGTGTAAGAATGTGATCGTACATCTTCCAGAAGATACCAAGAGGCAATGTAACAACATCAGCGCCTGCTGCAAAGCATCTAGCGACCTGATGAACATCTCTAATCGATGCTGCAAGTACATTTGTATCGTACTCGTGCATTGAGTAGAGACCAGAGATAGCACGTACCAGTTCGATTCCTGATACAGAGTTATCGTTTAGTCTGCCGACAAAGGGTGAGACGTAGGTTGCCCCTGCTTTCGCAGCAAGGATCGCCTGAGCGGCAGAGAAAATAAGAGTGATGTTAGTAGTGATTCCTTCTGCTGTGAGATCGGAACAGGCAAGTAAGCCTTCTTTTGTGCAAGGTAGTTTGATTGTCACGTTAGGTGCAATCTGGTAATAGTCCACTGCCATTGCCAGCATCTCTTCAGATGTGTTGCCAACGACTTCTGCTGAGACTGAACAACTCCAAGAAAACATCTCAGAGAACTTGTAGATGACATCTAGTGGATCCTTCCCTGCTTTAAGCATCAGGGATGGGTTAGTAGTAATACCATCAATAAGACCCGTATCTATAGCGGGTTTTGCCAACTCAGGATCAGAACAGTCGAGAAAGATCTTCATCGTTCGTATCCTCCAAATGGTTATTGATATTTAGCATAGCACAAAAAAAGAGAGGGTGCTACCCTCTCCTTCGTTATTTTGTGATCTTCCAGTGTTTATTACGAAATGGTTTAAGATTAATCCACTTCGCATAATGTACACCACGGTACGTTAAAAGTCCAAAGACTTTATCTGGATCGTGTTTAGCAGGGTCATATTCTGGAAGGTCGTATTCAAACCGAACCTTCAGCATTGCCCTTCCTCATACTTTGTTTAGTAAGAGAAGTTCGCCATAGATCATTGCTATGAATGCTGCACAACCTAGGGACGTAAGTCCAACTACTTGTAAAGCTACCATAACGATCACCTGGTATAAACGTGACCGCGATAGCAGAAGGTGCCGTGGGCATCCTTATGCTCAGCACAGTTAACGTTATACTCAACACCACGATATGCGGTGTGAGTGATCTGTGCGTCGTGAAGTGCAGATACTTTGTTGATCTGCTTCTTGATGATTTGAAGTGTGTTCATTTGTTACTCCTGAATGAATGGATTTTACACCTTAACCCTTTCGGGGATCCGTGTTCCGTTCCTTCAGTCGTTTGCGTCCCAGTAGTGATTACATTCTGGTACAGATTCCTTTACGGTCTCTACCAACTCTACTACCACTTTTGGTGGAAGTTCTGATATGTTCTTATTGATCCTGAAGATTAATGCATCAGCATCAGCACACATCATATTCGAGTATAGAAGTAATTCTAACATTGGGATGAACGCTCCGTTCCGCGACTTACTTGCGTCACTTCTATGTATAGGTTCCGTCGCATTGACCTTCTACTTTTGACTTAAGATACCCTATGAGATTCCACTTAGACCGTTGGTCTAGGTTGGGATCCATTTGGATTTCAATTCGTCTTTGTAGAAACCTTTCACAACTCATATGCCACCCGTAGGGTGACCCGTCATTATGATGGGCAAGGGTCAATGCCAGTACGTAACTGAGCATAGTAGTGATGAACGTAAATGGTATTCATTGATACCACATCACTATTTAGCCTGTTTCCTCTGCTTTTTACCCCTCCTTTTATGTTTCTTAGCGTTACTTTGCGATAGTTCGCGTTTCACTTGACTAAGAAACCTAAGGTGACGACGAATTACAGCGGTCTCAGACAATGGAATCATAGCACTAGAGGGAGAAACCTGCAAATGTGTCTGCTTTAACGTCCTGTTTGATAGCACCGACAACGTACGATTCGATCTCGGTCTCTTGAGGAGCGTTCTGCTGACCCTTAGAGTTCAACCAGTGCTCAGTCCAGGGCAGGGGGTTGTGCTTAGCAGGGATGTCATAGATAGGATCAATACCAATCGCTTTCATACGACGATTAGCAACCCACTCTACGTACTGACCCAGCAGTTTAGCGTTGAGACCGATCATAGATCCATCTCTAAACAGATACTCTGCCCATTGCTTTTCTTCATCGACTGTACGTTTGTACATCTCGATGACATTACCTTTCTCTTCTTGCATAATCTCAAGCATCTCGGGATCATCACCCGCTGCCCACTTGTTCAGAATGTTTTGTGTGAGTACAAGGTGTTGTGATTCGTCTCTTGCAATAAGAGAAATGATTTTTGCCGATCCTTCCATAAGCTTAAGTTCGCCAAAAGCAAACGAGCACGCGAAGGAGACATAGAATCTAATTCCTTCCAGGATGTTAACATTGACAATAGCACGATAGAGTTTACGCTTTAGTTCACGCAGTTCATACTCTGCCATAGGAACACCCTCAAGGTGGTGCTTCCACAGAGGACCCGATCCCCACGCTTGTGCTGCTTGGATAAAGTCATCGTACGCTTCAGTCACAGACTTAGCGCGTGCGATGATCTCTTCGGTGTCCAAGATGGTATCAAAAACTTCTTCAGGATTACTGTAGACGTTCTGAATGATGTGGGTATAACTCTTCGAGTGAATCATCTCGAAGAACTCCCAAGCGATCATTGCAGATTCAAGTTCAGGCAATGAACACCAAGGGATAAAAGCAAGCCCAGGACCACGCCCTTGTACAGAATCAAGGAGGATTTGATACCGTAGATTGGATGTAAAGATGTGCTTCTGTGCATCATTCAAAGTTTGATAATCACTACGATCCTTCTGGAGAGACACCTCTTCGGGTCTCCAGAAGTAACCAAGTTGTGACTGGGTAAGTTTGTCGAAGACAGGATACTTTGACCCATCATATCTCTGTACCCCAAGAGGGGGACCAAAGAACATCGGTGATGCTTTGGTGTTTACTTGGTGCGGGTTAAATACCGTCGTACCTTTGATGGTTTCATCTGTCAACTTAAACTTTGCAACCGTCACAGTCTTCCTCCGTAGCGTTTTCGATTTCATTTAGTAATTGATTCAAGCGTTCTGCGTTAGCAGTTTCAGGAATTTCAGGTTCCTTCTTAGCATCATATGTATTTTGATAATAAGATGTCTTCCAACCATACTTGTACGTAGTGAGAAGATCATTTGCCATAACAGAAACAGGCACCTCATCGTTCTGATAGTTCTCTGGATTATAACTCCAGTTACCAGAAATTGCCTGGTCAAAAAACTTTTGCATTACAGCAGTTACTTTGATGTATCCCTCGTTAGAAGGCATATCCCAAAGCAATGTGTACTTAGATTTTAGATGGGGGTATCCAGGAACAATTTGCTTAAGAGGTCCTTTCTTTGATTTTTTAACGGACAGGTAGTCGCGAGGTGGTTCGATTCCGTTTGTTGCGTTTGACACAACGGAACTGCTCTCCGAAGGCATCTGTGCGGACAGCGTGCTGTGCC